CAACTACCCATAATACATCTGCTTGTCGTGGAGAGAAGCGAGGAATTTCAGCACCAAATCTACTAACATCATAATGCGAACATGACGATGCCATAAATTCCATACCACAGCAAGCAGTTATAAAAGGATAGGAAAAAAGAGAAAACTTTCTTGCCCAATTAACTACATTGTCAAATTTTGTTGTTAGAAATCCATCGTAATCATTCATGCAGTGACACCCATGAAAAGTTCTAAATTGGTTGGTTCAGATTTCTTCTTAACGGCTTTCTTTTTTCTGCTCTTCTCAAAATTATCTACAAATTCATCTACCATTACTCTAAAATCCGAATTCTTAAAATCAGATGCAGCCTTAAAATCTTCATCATAATCCATATAATTGACATATTCTGGACTAATTTCATAATTTTGCATACTCTTAAATTTTATATATAATTGTTTTTTCTCTTTTTGAATTCTTCTAATGAAAGCATAGTAAATTATTTGAGTAAAATATGCAAATGGATTACTTGATTTTTCCGGATCAAAATTATGAATATAATGCAAACAATTTTCTATTCCATCAGATATCATGTCATCCTTAAATGCATAATTTATAAAATTTGGTCTGAAAGACAACCTTTGTGCAATCTTTAAAAATACAGATCCCAAATATTCTGAAATTATAGGAAGTGCTTCATCATTATTTTTTGATGTATAATACTGCTTTTTATATTCGATCATTTCTTCTAAAAACTTTGCATTATCCACATAGTGAATAGTCTTTTTTCGTTTACCCATAATATTGCACCTAAATTAAATTAACATATACTATTATTATAACACATAATACTCGTTTGTCAAGTTGTAGTAAGGCTTGACATTTGAAAAAATCATGTTATAATAAGGTGTGAGCCGAAAAGTGGTTTATTAATTTATTAATCCACTAGGCTCAAAGTCAGCTAGTATTTTTGACATTCTATTCATTTCTTGTTTTGTTGATTCTTCTGCAGACTCTTTCACGCTATTCAAATAAAAATCTTTATATTCTTTCCCTAATTCTGAAACAGACATAATACATCTTGCTGCCAAAGGCACAAATGTAGTATCAGTAAAAGGCAACCATTTAAGTAAGGCCAATGAAGTACTTTTTGCTTCATCATCAAATTTCATTAAAACTCTCATTGGCCAATGTAGTTCTAAATATCCACTACTTTTGCTTGTATCTGTAACTAATACTTTAGAAAAAAGAATTTCTCCATTGTCTAACCTAATTACTTTTAAATTATTTTCATCAAGTTTTACCATTTATGCCTTAAGGGGGATGTTATAGATTTTATATGGAAACCGTTCTTCATCATATATTTTCATTCTATCTTCATGATGTCGATAAGCATAATTCTTTCTGTTCTTCCATCTCAAATCATCTGTAATATCGTATAGTACTGTTTCTTGATTATTATCTGATAATCTCAATCCTCTGCCTATCGACTGAAGATTTCTGATACGAGATTTAGAAGGACTAGCAAAAACAATGTTATGAAGATTCCTAATGTTGATGCCGGTACTGTATACCCCATAACTTGCCACGATGATGGCATCTCGTTCTTTTTCGGCAATGGCTCTAATTTGTTCTCGTACTTCGGTTTCTGTTCCGCCGTATACAAAAAAAGTTTGTCTATTCTTGACATCTGTTTCCTCCTTTATCATATCATATAAAATACGTCCATGTTTTTTCACTAATCTAAAGAGTAGCAAAGTATTACCATCAAGCGATAATACTAAGTTTCTTATATATTTATTTCTTTTCTCATGTCCAACTATAAATTCTAATTCATCCGCATATTTGATTTTTCTAAATTGATGGCATACATCATCAGGATATTTCAATACTATAATGTCTATACGGAATGAAGCTAATTGTTTTCTATCAATTAATTTTTTAGTTGTTGTAACCTTATAAATTTTTCCGAATAATCCCTCTAAGACCAATTTGTGGGTTTGAGTTCCATCTAATGTTCCTGTAGTTCCAATTCGATATTCCGCATTTACACATTTAGTCATGATAGAAGTAAGAGACTTTGATTTGAATCCATGTGCCTCATCACCTATCACCAATTTATATGGTTCAAAAAGTTTTCTTCCTAGCTTATAAATGGATTGCCATGTGGAGATAACAACTTTTTTGTCTGATACTTTATCTTGACCTGCATAAACTTGGTGACAAAATTTTGAGGAATCCCATCCGTATTCTTGAAAGTCTGCATACAACTGAGAAACTAAAGAAGTGGTAGGTACGATTATCAGGGTTTTCACATTTAATGCTCTGACAATCATATAAATTATTAGGGATTTTCCACTTGCGGTAGGAGATACTAGTAAACTTTTTTTGTGTGACAATGCATGATAAAAACCATCTAACTGATAATCTCTAGGTTCGAAGGGTAATTTTAAGTCCGTAATGAAAGATTCATTCTTTTCTATCTTACGTGGTTTCCACCAATTGCCATCAGGTACTACTTTATAATTTCTGTTTTTAGCAAACTTAAAAACATATTCAAGTAGCCCACCATATAATACTCTATTATGAATATTGAATAATCTTATTTTACCATCCCAAATTTTCATTCGATAAGCAGGCATGAATGTATAGCCCGGGACCGTAAACGTAAAATAATCACAAAGTTCTTGTGCTATGCCTGCTTCACAACTTATTTTTAGATATACTTCATCCTTCTTAGATACCTCAATTGTATCACTAATGGCCTTCTGTAAATCTTTTCCAATCGATTGCATTTTTAATTAGATATCCTCTGGTAGATAATCCCTTTACTATGGCCTCAAGATAGTCAACTTTTTCTTCTTGTAGTGCGAGTAATTTCTTAGATTCTATTACATTCTCATCAGCATCTATGTATTCTTGTACATCTGCTTTGAGCAGTTTATATTGAAACGGTTCCCAATCTGCAGCTTCTAATTCTTCTGCAGTCATTCTTCCACTATAATAATCTCTTTTTCTTTTAATGAGACCAGTAAATAGAAATTTTATTTCCTTGAATTTTAATTTTTCGTTGGAATAAAATATTAAATACTTATTGTGTAATTGGGGAATTTTAACTGATTCTTGTGCCAATTCAGTTTCATCAATATTACAATCACTTGTCCATAATTTTTGTATTTCTTCAAATTTCATAAATCTTTTAATTTTCTAAGGGCTACCATTGTTCCTGTTTGTTCAATTATCTTTGCATAACCTTCCTCTATGAATTCATCTATAAATTTGGTTACTCCTTCACAATCTGGATCAGTATAATCATGAGCAAGACAAGGACCATTCAAATAATTCCAATGATGATAGAAATCTTTTTTGATTCCTTCGTATGAATGATCACCATCTACAAATAACAAGGACAATGGCATATTTTCCATTGCCCAAGAATTATCTACTCTAATATCTATTCTTTCTTTTTCCTCGTAATCATTCAGCCAATCATCTGCATCAAGATCGTGACATCCCTCGACAACATCAACTGAAACTACTTTTACATTGGACCCATGTGTCGCCAAAGCAAGTAAGACGGTTGAGCCCGCCCAGTATCTACCTATTTCTAATATGGTATCATTGTCATCACGCCAAAGACGGGCATACTTATACAACAATCCAGCTTCATGTAGATCTAATCGGATTATATTTCTTGTTTCTCTAGGGGAATTAAATAACCATAATAATTGTACAAAATCAGCCATATTTCATCATGTGTTTATCAAGCTTTTAATAGTGTATTCAGTATATTTGAAAGAAACGGAAGCTTGCTGATATGTTGGATCTGCGGTGGTACTATCAAATTCCAATGCTGATAAACTAGTAGGAAATAATTGTTTGAAATGTGCTTCCATTGTGGGATTCATTGAACTACTTAAAATAGTTAATACTCCGGATGTTTCTGAAGGGTTGCCTAACATCCAATTATATACTTCCATCCAATTTTTTAAATATTCATCAACAAGAAATGCTATAGTAAGTTCTTCATATTGAATTACTCCTGTATTAAGAGCTAACCCCGTTCTTTGAGGAAGCCCTATTTCCATAGGAGTAAGGGAAATTCCCGGCAAGGAAGCGGTTTGTACAAAGAAAGAAGTCTCTGGTAATGCTGCAATATCAAATTTAAATTGAACATCTGCCAAAGGAT